GCCTCGAAGCGAATTCCCGAAGATCGTAAGTTCGCCATCGTCGGCATTCACAATTCTCGCCTCAAAGAGCTTTTTGGCGATACTGAGAATGGCGTAGATACTCCGTTGTCTTACGAGATGTCAGAAGGCTACATCAAGATCATGGTGGCATCATGAGCGATCTCGAAATTCGCATGGTAGTATATACATTATTGTTCACTTTTGCAATCCTTACTGGAGTACTTACACAGTACTAGAATAACTGCAAAGGATTCTTGGGCGCTTCGGCGCCCTTTTTTTTCATGAGGTTTTCGCCAATTTTTCGCGAGACGAGGTCGGTTACTATTATTTGGAGACCGATTACGGATGTTTTCACCAACTATATCATAATATTCTAATATACTAATCCCTGCCCCCACCCAGAAGGGGCCAAGAATCAAACGCATTAGCATTTCATTATATTCTAAGATGCTTCTACTGGGCCCTGTGCGAGAGAATCTCAAGAATCTCAGATATCTGCGTGCGCACAAGCATCTTCTGAATAAAACAGAACCTCAGAAGTGAGAAAGTGTTGGTATCATTATGATATCATGATATCCCAGTACCATTGTTATTCATGATTATCTGTTTGATAAATGGCACTTAATCTAAGTTACATTTTTTAAAACTAAGATTGGATATACATTTTTTTTTAACCACACTGAGGTAAATTATGGGTGTTCCAAACCACTATCGCCAAGAGGCGTTACGTAAAATGTGGCAAAGATGTCGAGACTCTAATGACTGGAGTACTTTTAGTCGAACGATGCAAATTGAGTCTGAGTGGGACGATCTCAGCAATGAGCTGAGGATGGACTATGCGGACTTTGAAGAGTTCGAGGAAGCTGAGTGGGTTTTGAACAGTCGTATCTATACCGATTCTAACATTAACCGATGGAGCTAAATATGACAGGAATTGAACTGAAACCGATGAAAATCCACACCCAAAAGGGTAAACGTCGATTGTGGCTTGAACAACAACGATATGGTTTGGATGGTTTTGCACCAGGCTCAAACTTTAAAGTAACGTATCATGCCGATTCAATCGAGATTGAGTCTGATCCTGAAGGGTCAAACAAGGTCTTTACGCGAGTTAAAAAGCCATCGAAACTCCATCCAACTGAGCGTAAATTTGCTATTGTGTCATTGCATAACAGTAAATTAAAAGCGATCTTTGGTGATACTGAAGATGGTGTTGATACTTTCTGTCGTTATGAGCAAATGCCAGGATATTTAAAGATCTGGCCAGCGGATAAAGTTGAGCAATTCGCTGAGAAACTTGCTGAAGGTATTGAACGACAATCAAAAGAAGTACCAGTGATACCTGATTATAGCAACGAAGAAACGTACGCTGAAGTTGCGTAAGTAATGTTAAGCACCAGCATCTCAAGAACGGGCCGACCAGCGACGCCACGTGAAAGATGTTGGTGCTTTTTTTTTCATTTGAAAACGAGGACAATGAGATGAAGTGCGAGATATGCGGTGGAACCGAAGAGGTTGTGAATGATATGTGTTGGTGGTGTGAAGCAGATGCGAATGATCCAGATCCATATGTCGATGATAGTCTCAATGAGGTCGATATGGGACGATTTGACGATGACCCAAATCCATACTCGGGGAACATGTAATGATATTACAAAAGAACATTATTATCAGAAGTGACGACAAGATTCAAAAATTCCATATGCCAGACAATAATGAAGACAGATTGAAAGCTTTTCAAACTATTGTAGATGGTTTGATTGAATTTGTAGATATCCCTGAGAATCCTGAATTAGTAGCTATTGTCAACGAAGAAGGATTATTGCGCAGTCTTCCTTACAATGAAGCTGCATCGATCTTGTTAGATCGCACTATTGTAGGAGATTGTATTATTATCGAGGAGAATCAGGCATGAATGGCTGGACAAATAGAGAAACTTGGTTAATTAATCTTTGGTTTAATCCAGAAACAGAAGACGAGGTAAACTATATCGAAGAAACATTAGAAGATGAGTTCATAGATATTCATGGTAATCATGGTATATATGTTGATCTAATGAATTTCGGTACTATTAACTGGGATGAATTACGTGAAAATCTGAGGAGTGGTAGTTCAATTGGTTAGAATCCTGGCCTGTCACGCCAGTGGTTACGGGTTCGAGTCCCGTCCACTCCGCCACTTAGTTTAAGTTACAATCTCAAAATCTATATATAAGGAGATAATTATATGACCGAAATCTATTCAAATAGAGTACATGGCGATGTTCCAAGGCGAGTCCGCTTACGCATCACAGCTAACGTTCAATCCATTATTGAACAACATGGTGATAATCCTGACCAGCAAGAAGACATGATCGAAGATCTTATTGATGTTGCATATGACTCGTATCACGTTGGATGGCAGGCTGGATTCATTGACGACACTCAACCAGATCCAACAGAGCGTGATGAGTCAATCATGGAAGCACTCGAAAAGCTCAAGAGGACAATCAATGTTAATTCAGGATATAACTACGGAGGTACAAAATGAGGTTCATACCAGAACCTGAATGGAGATTTGACCAAGAATCTTCTCGTTTACGTTATGCTACACAGCGTGAGCGAAAGATACGCAGTAACTTTAATCGTTTGCAAACACAAAGACGGAGAGCAAGATACAATGCGCAAATACGCAACGCAAAGACTGATAGCTAAAGACGTACCAGTTCACTTGAAAGGCCTGTTCGAAGGACAAAACCTTCGCTTTCGTGGTCGTGGATCACGTATCAAAGCTGTCGAGACTGTAATGAAGAGCAGAGCTCTTCGCAATAAATACTTGGGGGAAGATTGGTATTCGATGCCCTTATCAAAGGTAGTTAAAGGTTTGACATACAGATTCAATCAAGATCTACCGCTTGAATTTGCTGATCGTATGTCTGTATACTGTCGTTAATCAGAGCTCTTAAAATCTCTGACGCCCTGAGTATGGCGATAAACTGCTCCTTTTTTATATTCAAATAATGGAGCACAGCGAGACAATGACCGAATCACCATGTGATACCTGTCATAACTATTGGTTATGCATGGAAGGGAGTAGAGCCTGCCCAGACTTTAAGTTATTCTATGATACGGGTAAAATCACTCACCATGACCGTTCACCTAATTGGTACATAGACTTGCCACCATACACTATAACTGTGCGAGAGTTATCAGAGCGGTGTGGCTTTGGTAAAGAGACTAATAAACTGAAACACTGGCTGGGCTTGAAAGTCTATCAACTGATAGAGGATCCGCTCGGCTTTTACTTTTTGAGGCATTTAGATGGTGGAATCGAGGATTTACACGAAGGAAAAAGCAGCAAAAGACTACGACACGCTAAAGCTGCATGCAGCCAGGTGGTCTTGGAAGCGAAAGCACGAGAGAGTACCACCAGATCACAAAATCACTTGGGAAGAGTGGTTCAACGAGAAATGGGGAGAAACGTTGCAGCACTATGCAGCGAGGAAAATCCAGGAGAAAACTGATGGGCAAAACAATAAGAAGAAACCCAGTAGCTAAGAACTCTGAGAAGTTCAACAAACCTAAGACAATACGCGACAAGAAGAAGGACTTTTACAGACCCGATTCTAAGCGAGAGTTTGAGGAAGCTATTGAAGATATGGGTTTTGACGAATACAACAGAAAGGAAGCGATCATCATTCAGTATCAAGATGATCTAGCAAGAAATCAAGAGGATGGTTGGCCATACGAGGATTAGACATGGATCAAGACACAATTGAGTGTGATACACTACCATGTGTAGCTGACGTATTTGAGGAGTATGTATTAGATGCGTGTGAAAATGATGTAATTGAGTGTGTGTACCAAGAAACTGGTGAATTTATAGCTAGATTCGATGGTAAAACGTGGGTCATGTTTATCAGGGAGAAAAAATGAGGTTTAGAACACTACAAGATGCGTACGAGGGTATGCGGTATGAGTTGAGGATGAATGGTAGCGAGATCGTAGCCAAATCCTCGAAGGGAGATAGCAAGGCAATAGAACTACTCAACCAGAGTATTACCATTGACGACGTCTGTCAGATTAACATATATAATCCAAAGAGAAAATTCAATGTTCGCTACGCTTTACTCGAGTTTATGTGGTATCTATCGATGGATCGAAAGATTAGAAATATTGGGAAAGCAGCCTCTATCTGGAAAGATATTGCTGATAGTGATGGTCGCGTACATAGTAATTATGGCGGTTGTCTTCATCGGGGCTGGGATCGAATTATTTTTGAATTAACAAGGTTTCCAGAATCCAGGCGAGCTGTAATAGCCTTGAATCAGCCCGATGTAAACTATGGTATGAAGGATGTACCATGCACTATGTTCGTTCAGTTCTTTATCCGAGACGAAAAGCTACACATGATCTGGAACATGAGGTCCAGTGACTTTGCATTTGGATTCTGTAACGATGTAGCTGTAGGTATGCTGTTTATGCAGATGATGCGAAACGAGCTAATGGAAGGTACAGAATGGACTTTTTTACATTTAGGTTCGTTCACATACAATGCGACATCGTTCCACTGCTATGATAATCACTGGTCTCTTATATTTGATGACTACCACAACGAGGTATACGATAAATACGAGTTAGTCGAAGAGTTTACGTGGGGTCATGCGCTGCAGGATATGCTTTACTTACCCAGTAGAGACATAGAACTTAAGCAGATGTGGGAAATGGTAGATGTATTCGAACAAGAGAACTTCGTAGGAGGGAAACTATGAGTATCGATAAAAGCATACTATTAGATGCACATAACATCGTATATAAAGATGCAGACGGTCATGATTATGGGTCATTTGATCAGAATATGCAAGATGCGTGTAACTTCGCCATGGTAATGACAGGCCATCATGTAACGATGGATATGGCGTATGCCATACTAATTGGTCTTAAGTTTGCTCGAGAAAAGCAAATCCATAAACGAGACAATATGGTTGATGTGTGTGGTTACATGGAAGGTTGGGCTGAGTACAAAGAGAAACAAGCATGGGCAGAAGCGAAGAACAATGATCCAGAGCTTCATGCAACAGAACAACAGAAGCGGGAGGTAGAAGAGGATGACGATACATATAACTATAACGACTGATGATAAGAGCGAGGCAAATGGCGCGTTTCAATTGGTCAGCTTTCTTAACCAGTTAGATATAACGGGTACAGGCGATGGGATAGTCTGGACAGAGCAAAAACCCATGTCAATAACTGTCGACTGGTCGGGTCGAGTAGAAACTATCAAGGATCATGTAGAATGAGTATGCCACAAGTATTGAGATTCAGCAAGATACGGGATGTAATGTCTCCATGTAGATCACATCAATACGATGCTGGCATAGACTTTTATGTGCCAGCTGACTACCGATCAGAAGGTATAAAACCAGGCCATTCACAGAAAATAGCTAGCGGGATAAAGGCGGACATAGCAATAGGTATGGCGTTAGTTGCCTTCAATAAATCTGGTGTAGCTACTAAACACGGACTGCAAGTTGGTGCTTGTGTTGTAGACGCTGGATATGAGGGCGAGATACATCTGCATGTTATGAATGTTAGTCATCGCACTGTATTCGTATTACCCAATACTAAACTAGTACAGTTCTTATACTTACCAATAGCATTACCACAGATCATCGAAGTTGAAACGCATCGTCTATTTGACATCCAATCACAGCGAGGTGATGGCGGTTTCGGAAGTACAGATGACTTCGGTGGTTGGGATTATGGAAAAGAATTAACTGTTGGACAAGAACTGTGAAGGAATATAATATAAATGATGTTACAGAAATAGCGGAAGCTATAAAATCGGGGGATCGTGTAGAGAACGATATAGGTACTGTTATAGACGGATTCTTCTGGTTTCCTGAAGAAATGCAGTGGGCAGCTCAATGGCAAAAAGATGAGGAACAAGATTCACCACATGATTACTTCGCTATGTTATTAGATCCTGATGTGTTTAAAGATACAGAAGACGAAGAGGAGATCATGGCTGGCATAGAGTATTGGTGGCATAGGAGTCAGATCTATGCAGCAGCATACTTAGTAAATAATAAACCCTTGGTAGCTACAAGATATACTGAAGATATAGCTAATGACAGTTTAAAGAATCTCGTAGCTATGCAACATGATGTACAAGAGGCTTACAAAACTCAAGGTATGAAAGTAGGGCCAGAAGCTAAACCACATGACATATGGATGATTATCAGAACCACAGCACAGAACATACATAATAATGTAAGGGGAGTTCATTGAAGCAAGCAGAAAACTTTTGTATCTTACCCAATAGCCTACTCCCGGCTATGAGTGAGCTAAGCAAGGGAGAGATCAGGGCTCTGATAGGTGTGCTATCTTTCAGGGATCCTAACAGTACTAATCTAGCGTTTCCGAGTATCAATACCATAGCTAAACGGTGTGGTATGACTCCAAGCTATTGCAGTAAGCAATTGAATCGTATAGCAGAACGAGGCGGGATACTCAAGATCAACCGGCGGTTTAACAACTCTAATACTTACGACTTCGTATGGACAGGGTGTACGCCCCCCGTAGAGGGTGTGCGTGAGCCCCCCGTACACGTACCACTACCTAATAGACCATCTAATAGACCACTATCTATAGGGGAGTTTTTGAAACTATATCCAAAACCATCTCCACCATCTGGTTGGCAAAGCTACATTTGGGCTAATGCGACTAAGGAATGGAAAGATAAGGGGTTGGAAGAGATCAAGGATCAAATATATTTGGACATACGTGACCGCATACAAAGAGAGTGGCGCGATGTGGAATACTGGCCTAACCCTGCTACCTATCTAAAGCAGCAGTGGTGGAAACAACCTATGGAGGGTCGCACGACAACTGACCGTGAAACATCTGATACGAGGTATTTCTAATGAGCAGTTATGCAAAAATAATAATTGCATTGATAGTTATTGTAGTTCTTTTGGGTATGTGCACAAATGGATGAAGTAGCATGGATGTATCAACAAGATCCAGCTCGTATGAAACCAATAGAGGAAACACATGGAGAATTTGTCTCACCCATATCGGAAGACTTACTTAAAGAGATCTGGAACTATATACAAGACGGAAATAACATGGTCGGGGATACTCTTCCCTGGGAGTCAGACTTTAGATTCAAACCGAAAACTCTTAATGTATGGGCGGGTATCAACGCGCATGGGAAATCAGTTGCGCTTCAGCAATGTGCTCTGCACTGGGCGGTACAAGGTAAGAAAACTGCCATCTGGTCGCAAGAGATGCCATGCGAAACGGTTTACGCCAATCTCATTAGGCAGGCGACAGGAGTTCCTAAACCAACAGAACTCTTTCATGCGCTAGTTGCACAATGGCTTAACAACTATGTTATGGTGTGGCACCAACCGAGCATGCGGTTCGAAGATGTATTTACGTTTCTCGATGCTGCAAAGAAACAGAATATAAATCATGTAATTATAGACAATCTCACATCAATTGGATTAACTTCCGACAATCTGTGGATGCATCAGAGGGAGCTGATCGTCCATCTTAAAAAGGCCTGTATGGAACTGGGTTTGATCATACACGTCGTACATCACGTGCGTAAGTTAGACTCAGAGAAGAGCCAGCCAGATAAGTTTGATGTAGTAGGTTCTGGCGACATAACCAATTTAGCTGATAACGTTTTTATAGTTAACCGTAATATTGAGAAACAGGAGAAAGTAAATGAGGGATGGGGGTCTCAGACTATAAGCTCGTCTGATACGCGTACTTGGGCAGAGCTATCAGATGGACTTATATCAGCTGTCAAGGTACGGTATGGACAGCCATGTCGTATCAAACTGTGGTGGAATCAAATAGGACCGGACACGGGAGCGTTCACAGATGGAGCATCAGCACCATCGATAGTATACTTTCGCCCACCGGATAACATGGAGTACGACCAGGAGATACCGTTTTAATGAGAACTGACAATTGGAAAAATGTAGAACGCGGAGTTGCTAAGCTATTTGGTGGAACCCGGACTGGTTCTAATGGAGAAAGCCGACGAGATGTGGAGCATCCAGTCTTCTCAATAGAGGTTAAGCATAGGAAATCTTTCCCAGATTGGTTACATTCAGCCTATGGGCAGGCTGATCGCGAAAAAGAGCACAGGATACCCATCGTAGTACTCCACGAGAGATATACAAAATTCGAAGATGCCTATGTCGTGATCAAAGCAGAGCATTTTTGTAAACATTATAAGGATATTCCTATTCAGGATTCAGCCAAAGACACTGATTCTAGTATAATAGACCCCTTAGATCAAGGAGACTTAAATGGCCCGCAAGTTTACGAATGAGAACAATTATCCGCATTGGTTGTACCATACCCTTACCACAAATAACTATACAAAGGGTACGAAACCTAGTGATATCTCAGTTACACGACTGATTGATAGTCCTCAAATAAATCAATTACGATTTAATCATGCAGATGAACTCGTCGAAGATGTTAAAGACCGAGTATGGTCTATTTGGGGATCAGCAGTACACTATGTGGTTGAAAACACTAACGAAAGTAATTCAGACGTATTAACTGAAAAGCGATTCTACCACGATTATGACGGTAAAGTGGTTACAGGACAGATTGACGTTTATGACATGTCATCTAAAATACTATACGATGTTAAAACGGTCAGCGCCTGGAACCTCGTAAACGGTTATAAAAAGTCGTGGGAGTTTCAGCTTAATGTTCTAGCAGATCTCATGCACGAGAACGATTGGAAAGTCAAGGGCTTAGCTATCGTAGCTATAGCTCGCGACTGGAATGCTAGACAAGCAGCTAGTACACAGTCATACCCACAGTACCCAATGACTGTAGTGGATATTCCGCTATGGAAACCTATGCACCGAAAAGCCTATATCAATCAGCAATTGGATAGACACTTCAAAGAAGATCATTACTGTAATGACGAAGAGCGGTGGCAGTCTGAGGAAAAATGGGCTGTAATGAAAGAGGGTCGTAAGAATGCTCTCCGGTTACTTGATACAGAGCAAGATGCAATAGATTACTTGAACGACTTGATTGATCCGACCAAATGCACGATAGAGCATAGACCTGGGTCACCCAAGCGGTGTTGGACGTACTGTAATGTACGTAATTTTTGTCCACAACTAAGAGCTGAGAAGCAGGAGAAGCGCTAATGGCAGGAAAAAAAGAGTTTGATAACACTAACAAGGGAAGATTCTTTCTCAACGAGAGGAAAACGGCTAAAGATCCCGCACTATCTGGACCAGGCAATTATAATGGCACAGATATGCGAGTAGCTGCATGGATTAACCCGAACGAAGACGCTGATAATAATAGAGTATGGAAGGCATTTGATTACCTTGCAGAAAATGCGGTAATTAACATGAGGTTCTCAGAGCCCAAGAAAAAGGGAGGGGGCCAGAGTAGCGTATCCTGTAATATGGACGACGACGACCTACCCTTCTAACTTTCGCTTTTTAGTATTTTATGGGGCGGGGTCTACTTTAGGCCCTGCCTCTTTTTTTCTTTCGCCTTAGAGGGCGATTCTGGAGCTCTAGGACATGCATATAACGCCGTATCAGCAGTTCATACACAAGAGTAGATATGCTAGGTATCTACCAGAACATCAACGCAGAGAATCCTGGGAGGAGACAATTGGACGCTATATCGATTTTTTTAGTACTCGCCTTGATCGTAATCACTTTGAACGATTTAAACCCCTTATTGTAGGGATGGACGTAATGCCCTCGATGAGGGCTTTAATGACGGCCGGAAAGGCCCTGGAGAAGGACCATGTGGCCGGTTATAACTGTGCTTATACCGCTGTTGATAGTCTTCGTGCTTTTGACGAGTGTCTCTATATTCTTATGTGTGGCACTGGTCTTGGGTTCAGCGTTGAACGACAGCATATATCGAAATTACCCGTTGTTGCTGAAGAATTCCACGAGACAGATACAGTCATTGTGGTGCGCGATTCAAAAATTGGGTGGGCAAAGGCTTACAAAGAGCTAATTGCCCTTCTGTATCAGGGTTTAATACCCAAATGGGACTTGTCTAAGATTCGCCCTGCAGGTGCACCGCTTATCACATTTGGCGGCCGCGCATCAGGACCCGATCCCTTAGAACAGTTATTCAAGAAAACTATTCATGTTATATCTAGTGCACGAGGCGATCAGCTAACTTCATTAGAATGTCATGATATTATGAATTATATCGGAGAAGCAGTAGTAGTCGGCGGGGTAAGACGTACCGCTGAGATATCATTAAGTAATCATTCAGACGAAAGGATGCGCAATGCTAAGATGGGTAACTGGTTTATGGAAAACCCACAGAGAGCATTGGCTAACAACTCTATATGTTACACAGAACGTCCTGATGTAGGAGCGTTCATGCGAGAGTGGTCAGCCATCTACGAGTCACGATCAGGTGAACGGGGTATTTTCAATAGACGAGCCTGTCAAGCTATGGCTCCAGAAAGGAGAGACAAAGAGTGGGAATTTGGTACAAATCCATGTTCGGAAATAGTACTTCGTTCTAAGCAGTTTTGCAATCTATCCGAGGTAGTAGCTAGATATAATGACACCATGGAAACACTTCTAACAAAAATAGAAGCTGCGACCATGTTAGGTACCGTGCAGGCAAGCCTCACGGATTTTCGTTATCTAGGTGCCCAGTGGAAGAAGAACTGTGAAGAGGAAGCCCTGTTAGGTGTGAGTATAACAGGTATCTTTGATTGTCCGGCTCTGCTGAAAGCATCGCCAAAACAATTAGAGGAATTACGCGATCATGCAGTCAAAACGAATGAAATTTTTGCAAAGGAAATTGGTATCAACCCATCTGCCTCTGTTACTTGTGTCAAGCCTAGCGGGACTGTTAGTCAGCTGGTGGATAGCAGCAGTGGGATTCATCCTCGTCACGCTCGATATTACATCCGTCGTGTACGCAATGATAAGAAAGATCCGCTATCTCAAAAGCTTGTCTGCAGCGGGATCCAATACATAGAAGATCCTTACAACAAGGATGCGTGGGTGTTTGAGTTTCCTATGAAAGCTACAAGCTCCATAACGCGTCACGATGTATCTGCTATGGAACAGTTAGCACTATGGAAGAAGTTCGCATTACATTATTGCGAGCATAAACCCAGTATGACTTGTTATGTTAAGGAGACAGAGTGGCCATCTGTAGGTGCTTGGATATGGGAGAACTTCGATATAGTCAATGGAATCAGCTTCTTACCTAGTGCTGATGAGGGTCACGTGTATCAAGCAGCGCCATACGAGGATATATCTAAAACAACATTTCAGAAATGGAACAAAAAATATGGTAAAATAGAGCTTACCTGGGATGACCTGATAGAACAGGTTGATGATACTACAGGTAGCCAGGAGTACGCATGCGTCGCAGGCGCGTGTGAAATTTAACGGTGTAACAGGAGGTGTATTATGAGATTAGTACTACAAAACCAGCACGTTCGTGCGATGGATCGTTTTTTCAATCGAGCTTTAGATTACGGAATGGGCAATCCATTCGCAGTAATGGACCGTATGTTAGATTCACTAACAGTTCCGGTACCACCCACCGAGGGTACAGAGTTCACTACTTATAAGATGGTACCAACTACTTATCGAACTGAGCATGAAAAGGACGACAAGGGTAATATTACTGTAAAGTATATTGTGGTAGAACCTGAAGAGGAGAAAGAAGCCGCGTGAAACTAGTTAAGGTTGAGTGGTTTGATACCGTTCAATCAGCTAGTTGGGATACAGCCGATGAGGTGGACATTAAAAAAGTTCACCAAATCGGTTGGTTCCTAAACGAATCTACTTGGGCAGAACAAGGAGTATTGAAGTTAGCCGATACTTGGGCTGATAACGAATATTATGGTATTACTGCTATACCTAAAGGTTGCGTTCACAGAGTAACTTCTTTTTCAGGAAATATAGATCTTGTAGAGGTGTTCTGAGCCGGGACACCCGCCCTTTACTTACGCAGGGAGCAACGCTTTCTTAGAGCGGGGCCCAGCAATTATCTATCTGATTCCCAATTTCTATCACCGTATCTACTCGGGGTAGCTGCTCTTTTCGGTGCTGCTCTTTTTGGCGCTACTCTTTTGGGTGCTGGAGCTGGTGCTGGAGCTGGAGCTGGAGCTGGAGCTGGAGCTGGAGCTGGAGCTGGAACTGGAGCTGGA